GCGAAATACAGCGGATGTTCGAAGAAGAGGAGGCAGCCATCATGCTGCTTCTGAATGAGGACTGATCATGGCCGCTGATCAAATCGTGTTTTCGGCCAATACCCGCAAGATCACGGAGCGATCCTCGTATACGGTGACGGCACGCTTCCGCAATCGTTCAAGCGTGGCCGATGTCACGCCGACGAATGTCCGCTATCGCCTGGACAGTCGAGATGGCGCAGCTCAGATCGCGGATTGGACCAGTGCTACTGCGAGCACTTCCGTGCCGATTGTGATCACGTCCGCCCAGAACGCCATGCTGAATGACACCCGTTCGTTCGAACGCCACGTGCTGACTGTGGCGTCCGACTACGGCCTCTCAACTCAGTACATCGACACCTTTGACTTCGAGGTTCGAAACCTTCAGGGGCTTCCATGAGCGAACTGACTGCTGCCAAGCGAAAGAAGCTCAAGACCTCAAGCTTCGCATTACCCGGCCGTCGCTATCCAATCGAGGACCGATCGCACGCTCAGAACGCACTCGCGCGCGTGAGCCAATTCGGTACGTCCTCCGAGAAGGCGATGGTGCGCCGGAAAGTGCGCTCGAAGTATCCGAGCATGGGCAAGTGACTCAGAAACTTGCATTGAATCAACGGTGAATCAGTGGGCGCGCCCGTCGGCAATCAAAACGCAGCGAAAGCCAAGATTTGGACGGCTGCGATCAATCGCGCGCTGGAGCGGCGAAAGCCCGCAGATGAGCGGATCAAGGCGATTGATGAACTCGCTGACAAGCTCCTGGAGCAATGTGCGGCAGGCGATCTTGCGGCGTTGAAGGAATTGGGCGATCGACTGGAGGGCAAAGTCCCGCAAGGAATCATTGGAGGCGGTGAAGACGATCCGCCAATTACTGTGAAGGAAATCTTGATTCGAGGCATCGATGCAGCTCGTGATCGATCTGCCGAAGAAAGCCCGTGATGCACTCTTGCCGCCGGCGCGGTTCAAGGTGCTCTACGGTGGCCGCGACTCGGCGAAGTCGTGGTCTATTGCGCGCATGCTGCTTGTTCGCGGAAGGGCTAAAGCTGAACGCATTCTGTGTACTCGGGAAGTTCAAAAGTCGATTGCCGAGTCCGTTCATCAGCTTTTGAAGGATCAGATCACGGCTCTCGGCATGAACGACTTCTACGACGTGCAGCAGAACTACATTCGCGGCCAGAACGGCACGCAGATCAGCTTCCATGGCCTTTCGGGACAGACCGCAACCTCAATCAAATCGTTCGAAGGCACTACCCTCTGTTGGGTCGAGGAAGCGCAGACAATCAGCAAGCGCTCGTGGGATTTGCTCGAGCCGACGATCCGTGCGCCCAATTCCGAAATCTGGGTGAGCTTCAATCCGGATATGGATACGGACGAGACCTTCCGTCGTTTCGTCACGAATCCGCCCCCTGACAGCATCGTCGTCAAGATGAACTGGCAGGACAATCCTTGGCGCTCAACTGTTCTGGACGCTGCGCGCGAGAAGATGCGCAACGAAGACCCGGACAACTACGCGCACATCTACGAGGGAATGTGCCGCCCGGCGGTTGAGGGGGCGATCTATTACAAGGAAGTCAGCAAGCTTCGCGCAGAAGGTCGTCTCTGCAACGTTCCATACGATCCCATGCTCAAGGTCCACGTCGTCGTGGATCTGGGCTACAACGACTTCATGGCGCTATTGCTAGTGCAGCGTCTGGCCAGCGAGATCCGCGTCATTCGCTACATCGAAGATCGGATGCGCTACATCCCGAGCTATCACCAGGAATTGGCCGATTTGAAGCTGAATTACGGCAAGCTTTATCTGCCGCACGACGGTCGCGCAAAGCACGTCACAGGCGCGTCCGCCGAAGAACAGTTCACCTCGCTCGGCTGGAAGGTTGAGATCGTCGAGGACATCGGCCTCGAACAGGGCATTCGTAAGACACGCGAAATGTTCCCGCGCTTCTACATCGACAAGACTCATGCCGCCGAGCTCGTGAATCGTCTCGGTCGCTATCGCCGACGCGTGAACGCAGAAGGCCAAGCCTCAACTCCACTGCACGACGACTCGTCGAACGGCGCTGACGGAACGCGTTACCTCGCAATTGTCGCGGATCAATTGAGCAACGATGCCGCCGAGAAGGTCGTTGACCCCTACGCCGGCTTCCGGAGAGCCCATGGCTAGAGTACAGGCCGGCGACAAAGAGTTGCTGAAGCGCATTCGCGAGCGCTATCGCATCATGGTCGACGCGGATCGCGAGAACCGCAACGCGGCTCTTGAGGACATGCGCTTCTTGCACGAGCCCGGAATGCAGTGGGATGAACTCGTGAAGAAGGAGCGCGGGACGCGGCCGTGCTACGAGTTCAACAAGACGAAGATCAAGGTGAAGCGCATCGTGAATGAGATGCGCGCGAATCGTCCGGCTGGCAAGGTGCGAGCCGTGGAGGACACGGACAAGGAAACGGCCGACGTCTACGAGGGTCTCTGTCGCAACATCGCCAACGTATCCGACGCGGATACCGTGTTCGATTACGCCGGCGAATATCAAGTCGGCGGTGGCATGGGCGCATGGCGCGTCACGACCGAATACGCGCGTGATGACGCCTTCGAGCAGGATATTTGCATTCGGCCGATCAAGAATCCGTTCTGTCTCTATGCCGATCCCGCGGCCTCAGATCCTCTCAAGCGTGATGCTGAGGACTGGATTTTGACGGACATGATCTCGAAATCCGCATTCGAGGCGAAGTACGGGAAAAAGGCGCGACAGGTCAGTTTCGAGGTCGATGAATTCGACGACAACGCCGAATGGGTCGATGAAACGCAAGTCAGAATCTGCGAGTACTGGTACAAAGAGACTTATGAGAAGCGCCTCGTGCTCGTACGTGCGCCGGATGGCACCGCGCGGACCCTCGATGCGACCGATCCTGAAGTCGCAAAGACGTTAAGGCCCGAGGACATCATTCGCGAGCGCACGGCGATGTGCGACAAAATCATGATGTGCATTGCCTCCGGCGATGCGATCCTCGAAGGTCCGACCGAGCAAGCTGGCCGCAATCACCGCTTCGTCATGATCTATGGCGAGTGGGTCGTGGTGAAGGGCAAAGTCGTCTGGTGTGGCCTCACGCGGAATGCCAAAGATGCGCAGCGCTCATACAACGTCTCGCGTACAGCGGTGACGGAGAAGATCGCGACGGCTCCGAATTCTCATTTCTGGGCCACGCACGAGCAGGCCAAAGGCAACACCGAAAAGTGGGCTGAGGCTCACAAGCAGAACATGCCCTTCATGCTCTAGAACGGTGATCCAAAGGCGCCGGGACCGCCTATACGCATGGCCGAAACGGATGTGCCGATCGCGCTAATCCAGGAAATGCAGATCGCGGATCAGGAGTTGAAGGACGTCACGGGCGTCTATGACGCCGCGCTCGGTGAGCGCAGCAATGAGAAATCCGGTGTTGCGATCAGTCGCCGTGAGCGGCAAACGCAGCTCGTGAACTTCAACTACAGCGACAACATGAGCAAGGGCGTTAAGCGCACGTGGGAAATCATCGTTGATTTGATCCCCGAGATTTACGACACCGAGCGCATGATTCGTGTTTTGGGTGCCGATGGCGCCGAAGACTACGTCAAGGTCAATACCATCGATCCGGCGACGGGCCAGTTGATGAACGATCTGACACGCGGGAAATATGACGTAACAGTCACGGTCGGGCCATCATTCGCCACGCAGCGCCAGGAAGCCTCCGAAACCTATAGCCAGCTCGTGCAATCGTTCCCGCAGGTGATGGCTGTGGCGGGCGATCTCATCTTCAAATCGATGGATTTGCCCTATTCGGACGATCTCGCCGAGCGCATGCAGACACTGCTACCGCCTCCGGTCCAAGAGCTCATCAAGAAAGGGAAGAACGTGCCGCCCGAGGTCGCCATGGCGATGGCCCAAGTGAATCAGGCTATGCAGATGGTGCAGCAGCAAGGGCAACTGGTTCAGCAAGCGGCGGCCGAAGCGGAGAAAGTACAGACGCAGGCCAAGAGCCAAATGGCGGATCTAGATGTCAAACGCGCGCAGTTCGACGCAGACGTCGCGAAGTCCCTCGGCAACATCGCCATGCAGGAAGCGGCGCTTGCCACTCAGCAAGCCGGCTTCGTAATGAAGCAAGCGCAAG